ATATTCTGGTAAGGCTCAATGTCCTTGATCACCTGAAGCCCACGGCCCGGCGAGTGACGGGGCGGGGCAAGGTGCTTGGGAATCAATTTCCCATCGCGGTACACGTATGTTTCACGCGCCATGTGTTCCTTCCAATTTACTTTTCGCTGCGCGTCAATAGTTCAAAATAAAAAATTCGTCCTCGTCCTCATCAGCCGCCTCAATGTCGGTAATTGTCGGCAATTGCCTGAGCAGTTCGGACGCTGTTTGCAGGTCACCGACAAGGCCAACCAGCGGCATTAAGTCAATTTGCTTGGGCTCTGGTTTGGGCGGGGCAAGCGGAATTGGCGCAATGGGCGCCGGCTCCGGGATCGGGGGTTTAAAGTGCGATTCAAGCAGCCCTCGCAGGGATAGCTTGTCGGCCAGCTCGCGCTGGTCTTGCTCATCGCGGTATTTCTTCTTGCGCGGAGCCGGGAGAAATCCGCCCTTCCGGCGCTTGGCGGGGGTGACAACCGGCGTGTCACCCGTCCCCCACGCACTACCCCACGCAACGCCAAAGGATACGCCCCAGGCACTAGCCATTTACGGCCCCCAGGGGTCGCCGGATGTACCAGATCCACGCACGGTAATGGCGTTGACGGACTCAATATTTGCGTCCACCTGACCAGCAACCGTGAAGGCTAGGCTGTCTGTTTTGGCCTTGATCGCCGTCACTGAAGCGTTATCTGGCGCGGTGTAGCCAGAGGTGGCCAATCGGGTAGAGGTGGCAACGTCTGTGCGGGTTAGGATGGTTGCAACAGAGGTGTTGTCCGGTGCCGTGTAGCTGGCCGATGCAAGGCGGCTGGAAACCGTGGCGTCTAGATTGCTCAGGCCCAAGCTGGTGGCGGAAGTCGGGTCAAACGCCACTACCTGACACACCAAATCCGTGGGGTCCGCAGCCGTCCCGGTGATGTGCAGTGCTAAGTCGCCCAAGGTGTCGGTATGGCCAGCGGTCAGATTGAGGCTGTACCACCCGCTTCCGCGCTCGGTCACGGTTGGGGTAATGGAGGCAAACGCAGCCCCGTCCTTGCTGGCGGTAATCGTGAGGGTTAGCCCCGTCGCGCCGGTAATGTGGTCCGACGCCAACACCATCATCACCAATACATTGCGGCTAGAGGATTGCTTGATAATCCTCATATGTTCACCACTCTAGAGCGGGACATTCCCGAGCCGGATGCGGCTGGGTCAGCCGTGGTCGGGTCGCGCAAGTAAATGCTGACCGTTCCCGGTGTGACGTTGTTCTTGGTGATACCTGCCAAATCCGGGCTACCCGACTTGTACGCCTCTAGCTGGTAAAGCGTATTCATAGGAACGGTGACGCTGAACGCTCCGCTCCCGTCGCTCGTGGTCTGTGCCACCACATCCAGTCCGGGAATGTTCTGCCGGGCGGTTTCTTCAACGCTCACAAAACAGTTGGCCAATGCTGCACCGGTTCTGTCCATCGTGGTCCCGGTGATGGTGAACTGGTCCGTCGCCTGAACACTCAAGTTCGTAATGACCGCCCGGCCCCGCTCAAAAGGCACAAGCGCCCCGCAGGGGGTGCTGATACAGGCGTTATTCCTTACTAGGCCAACGTCGCTCATCAGCTTGTCAACGGTTTGATAAAGAACCGTGTCGCCCAAGAACTTGATGTAGTAATCCGTGTCCTCATCCTCAACCAGCGGCGTTTGCTGGCTGATTGTGTCGATTAGCAGAAAAGGCAGAACCGGGCCAAACACCTGCCCAACGGGTGACGCCAAGGCCGCTGTTACGGCCTGCTCCCCTTGGATAACAAGGTCGGTTGGATCGCGCGGTAGCTCACGAATAACGGGCACTAGAGCAATTCTTTCTCAACAATGCAGAGATACTCGCCGTCCGCATCCAGCCACGATAAGACCGTACCCGTCGCCGGGGGATCGTTCTCGGACCACACGTCCCCGCCGTCAGCAGCCATTATCGCGCCAGCCCCAGCCAATGCTCCGTAAAGCGTGGCGTAGATATCAATGAGGCTGTCAGTCTCATAACGCTCGCCGCGAAGCAGGGCGTAAACGGTCACGGCGTTAGCTGTTCAATCAAGGCTTGGTGGACGGTCATCGAGCCAGTGGCCACCGTCTGGGTGAAGAAAATATCCAACGTCAGCGCGGATTGAGAGTTAAACCCTGTACCAACCGCCGGGGCTGTGTTGTACGGCACCATTTGACCGCCCGGTCCAGGGCCGGTCGCGGGAGCGGCGGTGTTGATCGAAGCTGGGGAATGCCAGAAGCCTTGCCCAATCAAGTTTGCGCTCGTACCAGAGCCAACAGCGCGACAGGTCAGCAACACATCGAGCGCCCAAGACACGTTGGTTTGGGCCACGATATTGAGCGGCATCGCCAGAGTATCGAATGCAACCACACCACCAAGGCGAACGTCAAAGCGCGCAGTGCCGGGAGTGGTCACAACGCACGAGATGCGGCCTCGCATGGTCAGGCGCCATTGCCGGCCAATCTGCCAGTAACCAGCCGGGAGCGTGGTCGGGGCGTAGGTGGGCAAGCACGACGCTGCGGCAGCAGCAGTGAGCGTGGGGCCGTCAGTGTAGGTGGAAAGTATCGTTTGTACTGGCATTGGGTTCCTTAAACGGTTTCAGAGCCGATCAACCGGCCCTTTTCATCACGGATTGCCCTCTTGGGGCGGTTGAGGTGGGTAATGGCCTGAGCCATGCCGTTCATAGCTGCGGCAATGGCGGGGCTATGGTCTACAGACGGCTTCTTTTCAGCCTTCGGCACGGTCGCCTTAGCCGCCATCTCATGGCGTTTCATCTCGGCGTTTTGGGCCAGTTCCTGCTCTTTAAGCGCCCGCTCCTGGGCAAGCCTCTGCTGGCCTAGTGCGTATTCATTGGCGTTCTTCTCGCGGCCCAATTGGAGAGAATTCTCCAGATCCTGCTGTTTGGCGCCGGCATCCAGTTCTTGCTGACGTTGCTTGAGCGCAGCCTCGGCAGCCTTCGCTTGGGCGTCTGCCTGCATTTCGGCCTGCTTAAGCTGCATCTCCTGTTGAGCCTTAACCATTTCTGGGTCTTGTTTCGGCTGGTTCGCAATCTGTGCAATTTGCTGTACCGCCTTCTCAATAGAGCTTTCGAGGGAACGCCCGGCCTTATAGCGGCGGGTGGCGTACAGCAGCGCCTCACCAGCCACGGGGGCAAGCTGCGGCATTTGCTGCACCATCGGGCCAAAGTTGCCCATGAACTGCCCCAGAGCCGTCAGGAACTCGGTGACGTTCTGCTTGTCCTCCTGCTCATTCATGGCGATGGTGGAGTCAGTTTCAATGTCCACATGGAACGAGCGCAGCTTGTCATCCCGCAATAGCTTGAGCGCAGCTGAGAACTCATCCATGGGCTTTGGTGTGGGCATCCCAAGGCGCTCGTAAAGCTGCGCCATCTGCTGTTCACGCGGCGACGGCTTACAGAACTGATCTGCCTGCACCATTTGGTACAATGTGTCTGGCTCGTACATCTCCACGGCCATTTCCACCATGATCCGGGCGCCGTCGCGGGCAAAACGGGCCACCTCGGCCTGCAAGTCCTTGATGCGCAGGCTGGCAAACTGGCCCTTGATGCTCTGAGCCGTAGCGGTTTCGTTGGGGTTGGAGCTGCCACGGATAATGTCGGCGATGCCCGTCACCTGATAGATGACGTTCAGGACCTGCTCGCGGGCTTGGTACAGGCTCAGAAGCGTATTGGCGATTTCCTGCACCGGAACGAACTGCATAACGCCCTGCGTGCCACCCTTCTGCACCAAGGCATTCCAGTTGCTCACCGGGATCATGATGTTATCGGGCGTGCCGTTAGGGCTCAGTAGCCGCGAAAGCTCAGTCACCGACGAATCATAGACGCCGGCAAGCTTTAGACCGTCCGTAAACCGCCCAATGCGGTTGGTAATCTTGTCCAGCTCGGCGGCTTGGTCCTGATACTGGAGGTAGTAGGCAATCGGCGTCAGGCTGTCGTTAGTCAGGTTTGACCACAGCGGGCGCGGGAACGGCCAAAAGGCCTCCAAGTCTACCGGCGGGTCAATCTCATCCAGGTAATCTTTATGGGATTTGTGGACCCAGCAGACCTTTTTGTGTTCTTTGTCCCAGACTTCGTAAATCCTGGCCGTGTCGTGGACCATATCCGGGGCGGCATCGCGCTTTTCCCCGTTGTTATCGGCCTTCTCATCCATGGGGATGGTGAGCGCCATTTCCTCGCCAAACCTTTTGACCAATTGCTTCTTGGTCATGTGGCAAATACGCCACGCGCGGGTTACTTCCTGCCATGTGCGCTTGGGGGAATGACCGAAGTCACGCCAGTCCACATAGAACGGCTCAACCTTCTCTTTGATTTTCTCTAGCTCTGACTCTGGCTCATCTTCGCCGTCATCATCCTCATCTGAACCCATCGGGGCTTCGACCTCGGACAATTCGGCCATGTAATTAATCCACGACACGCCACGGCCCGGCAGCAACAAATCTTGCACGCACAGGCGCATAACGTTGTCGTAGGGGCTGGTTTCCAAGAGGTAGTTGCCGGCGCGTTCCGCAATCTCACAGGCGGTACGGCCTACCGGGTCGGCGTCCTTAAACCGGCGTTCCACCTGAACACGGGGAAGCCGGGCGTACAGCGTAGGCTTCAGGGTTTCTGTGTTGCTCCACAGGATGTTCATCTTGCGGGAGACAACACGCAGGTTCGTGGCCTCCGACCGCTCATCCCGGTAGCGGCGGATGATCTGCTTGCCGCGCTGTTCCCATTTCTGAAACTCCTTCTCATACGCCTGGATTTCCGCAATGGCGTCAAAGGCCGTCCCTACTGCCCCGTCACGGCCTGCCGTGGGGTCGTGGTCAAGCTGGTTGCTGTAAGCGTCGGATTGCTGTCCTACGGCCATCAATAATCTCCGCCGCCCGCTTGGGGGGCCCTATTGAGTAATGCGGCCTCAGCAACTTGGGATATCGCCCCAGGACCAGCTATGGATTTGATCTTCTCAAGCGCGACTAGGCATCGCTGCAAATGTTCAATCGCCTTCTGAGCCGCGCGCCAGTTGTTCGGGTCGGACAGTTCGGCGGCGTTCATATCCGCATCTCATCCACATTCGACTGCCCCGACCACGCTTCGTTGAGCGTAGGCGCGCGGAAAACCCCGCTAGGCTTAGCCGCAGGATTGTCCTCTGTGTAACTGACCGCTAAGTACCGGAACCCGTCCGATGGATGGGACGCCCAGTTGTGCAGCGGTTTAGGTTTGAACACCTTACGGTCCTCATCCCATTCCCGCTGATATTGCCGCAGAGCTTCTAGCCCCTGCTTGCATCGTCCGGCGTCAAACCAGCATCGCGGCAGTATAGCACGGACTGCCTGTATCCCATCCTGCAAATCTAGATTGGGAACGACGCGAATTGAGTTAATGCCAAGGTGTGCCGCAAGCTGCTCAATGATCGACTTGCCACCCGACGCCAGGGTTTTGGGCACGGCGTCCCACGGGACATTGTGCTTGGCATAGGTGTAGGGCTTCGACTGAAGGTGCTTGGCGTAATGAACAATGTCCTGCCCGCTGGCCTGGTAGTAGTCGATGATGCGGATTTCCTGCCGCGCCACCTGATAGAACCAAATGGCCGTGTCGTCGGTGTAGCCAAGGTCCCACGCTGTGTGGACGGGTAGCAGGCGATCCCAGTCCACGGTGCCGATGCGGCCCTGCTCCTCAATGTCCGCAATGATCCGGGCGTAATAGCTGCCTACCAGGGGCGCGTCGAAGTCACAGAGGTATTCCTGCCGGAACCGGGCCTCGCCATCGTCCTGGCCAAGCTCGCGCATGTACTCAAGGCGCTCTTTCTCGAGGTCCTCGGGGCTGAATACGCCCGTGTCCTTGGCGCTCAGCTTTTGCGCAAACCAGTCAGGATCGCCCTTGGCGCCCTCAAACATCTGCACCGCATGGTTTCTCCCACGCGGAGTGAAGTTAAAAAGCGCCCATCCGCCGTTTTCTCTAAGGATAGGGCGTAGGTAAGACCAGGCCGCAGGGTTGGATAGCGACCATTCCGAAAAGACACACCCAACAGGCGGTGAACCCACAAGGCTGTTGAAGTTGTCGGAACCAACCACCTGCCATGTGCTACCGTTCTTGAGTTCAAGGTACATCTCATTGTTGCGGGTGCGGCTTCTGATCTCAGGCGGGAAAGCCCAGTCGATGCGCTTCTTTCCTGTGTGCGGGTCTACCGCGTCCCATATGGCTTTGCGGGCTTGGCTGGCTTGGGGGAGCATGTACCAATACGTGCCCACTCGCTGCATAGCCGCAGTGGCCGTCCAATGCAGCCCAACATCGTCTTTGCCGGCGCGACGGTGGAATGTGTATATCCCGCGCTTGCAGCCCTGCTCTAAGGCTGTCCAAAGCGCCATCTGATAGGCGCGCGGCTTCCAATTATTTGGAATCAGTATTTCCGGCAACGTCGCTAAACCGGACAATCTTTACGGTGAAATCGCCCTTTACCGTGGTATCGCTTTGGCTGAGAGACGGCAGGACTTTATCTAATAGCCCCAAGGCAATTCTGGCTTGGGTCTGCGTCATATCCCGCTGCCCAAGCACATGTTTAATCATTTCTTTTTCAAGCATACTGGCCCGGATGCGCTCGCGCACTTGATCCGGCCATGGGATATCTTTTGTGCCCTTAGTCTTTCGAGCTGCCATTGGTGATTAGTTCAATATGTTCCACATGGAACAAGTTAATTGGTGCATTGTTCTGCACGCAGATGGACTGGGCGAACTCACGTAGGTCCGCCATCCTTGAAGCTGCTTGCCGGTCCATCTCCCGCTCCTTGGCGGTAGATTCCGACGATGCCGTCTTTGGCAATGTCCTCTGCGGATTTGTACGGGGTGGAAAGTGGCTCCCCAATCGAGATGCGTCCATTGTTGTCCTGCTCGATCTGGCGGTAAGTGTTCTTCACATCGGCCAGCTTGTACTTGGCGATGCTCAGCATTGACTGGGCCTGCTTGACGTTGCCTCCGGTGTCCTTGGCCACCTTGAGGGCGCATTCCGCGTTCTTCACGTCGGATTCAAGCTTGGCGATGCTTTCGAGATTGGTAATCCAATGACCCATGCGGTTGGTTCCAATTTACTTTTCGGTGTCAGTCAAGGGCTTTGGCATGAAGCAAATCCAGTGGTGATGCTCGCAATATGGGCTTCTAGTAACGTCGCGCTTTGTCGTGGTCGGGTCTTTGCACATAAACCGCTCTGAGCCGTGTTTGCGTAAGTCTGCCTTGGTTGGCTCGCCAATGATGTATTGGCAGGTCTTTGGGCCGGCGTCGGGAGGTCCTGCGCGGCGCACCGGTGCGCCGGCCACATCCAAGACATTTTGGTAGTAGTCGCTTTTGGCCCTGGTGTCCCATTGTCGCTGAAGGGATGCCAGCGTGCGGTGAGGTGGGGGCCGCGGAGTGAAATAGTTCATTCCACCCGCCAAACCCTTGCGCCTCCGTCAACTGACCGGACCGCGAACTTGTATCCCCGCAAACGACCGCCGTTAATCATCCGATGGGCCTCCTGGGTTGTTACGTCGGGAAGAAAAAAGCTTCCGCCCAAATCCAACTTCGACCACATAAACTTGGGCTTTGGTTTAGTCCCTGGCTTTGTGCCGGCCTTGCGGGGTGGGGGAATAGGAATTCCGGTTTCAAATTGAATCATTTAGGACTTCTCCGGACTCAAGCGACGAGCTTGGTGCGGGCCTGGGCTCTGCGCGCCTCGCTGCCGGGCCTCTGGTCAAGAAAGGCGGGGATTTCGAGCGGGTCGGATTGGCCTTGAGCGCCGCCACGCGGGCCCGGCTGAGCATCATCCGCCGCGCGCTGAATTCCTCCCTCACGGTCGCCAGGATGTCCGCCGGCATCGGCGGTTTTGCCCCCCATTTCCAGGCGGTGATGATCCGCTCCACCGCGAGCGTCAGCAGGTCCGGCGGGAGATGGCCCAGCGTTTTCCGGTACGCCGTCAGCACCGCCACGGGGTCCTCGCTGCGCACCCCGAACCCCTTCATCCAGGTTTTCAGGTCGTTCTCCGCCTGCTGGTACTGCGCCGGGCTCGCCGGCGCCAGTCCGCGCTGAAGGGCTAAAATCACCGTCGATAGTTCGGCTGGCGTCCCAGGCGGATCGTACATCGGCTGCCATCGGCTCAACGCCCTGAGCAGCGGCAAGGGCTCCGTCCCAGTCAGTACCGGCAGACCGGGCGTTTCGACCTCCGCCGGCAAGGACGCGGGTGATGTACGGGATGGGATCGAGGGCTGCGCTGGTTTGGGCTGCACTGATGGCCTCCAGGGTGTTGCCGTCGCCGTGCTGCGAGCACCACTTGCCGACCAGGGCGCGGAGTTTGTTGGGGTTCTGCTTGGTCTGCCGGGCCAGCCATTCCAGGCAGGGGCCGAAAATCCTGGCCTTCAGCGGCGCGTCAGCGTCAGGCGTAGCCTGAACCTCTCCGTTAGGAGATTGTGGTTGTGGTTGTATATCAGTGACTGTGGACAGTGACTGTGATACTGAATCAGTTACAGTCTCAGTGTCTGCATCAGTTACTGGTGACAGTGACTGTTTCTTGCGGCGCTTCTCGTTGACCTTTGCGATGTGCGCGCACCGCTTTCCGTAAGCCTTCGTCGCGGCGGCCAGTTCACGGTCAATGCGGCTGTGACTGTAGCAGTCATTGCCATCAATCACTGTGCGCATGAAGAAGGCGAGAACGACGCGCCGGACCCTCTCCCACTCGGACAGCGATGTTACCTTGGCCAAGCGCTGCAAACGCCCCTCGTCCGCATCAAGGGGCTTACCCTGGACCCAATAGGCGCCGATCAGGTTGATGTATGCCCAGCCTTCCGCCGGCGACAGATGTCCCGTATCGCGCCAGAAGTCTCCCCAATAGAAGGGCATCCAGGTATCAGGGCGCGCCATTCGCCGCCTCCGCTAAACGTTTCTCGTGCCGGCGAACGCCGTGCAAGATCGTGGTGTGGTCCCGGTTCCCGAACGCCCGTCCGATCTGCGGATAGCTCGCCGGGGTTTCCCTGGCGCAGCGCCAATAGGCCTCGAACCTGGGGGCGATCAGCCGCTTCTGCCGGCGGTCGCTGATCAGTTCGTCATAGGAAACGCCGTGCTTCTGCGCCACTTCAGCGATGATCACATGCAGCGGCAGGGTGAAGGGCTTGGGCCCCAGGAGATAGTCCCGAGTCATGGCAACTGCCCCGCTTCTGTCGGTTGTGTGAGCTTGCGCAAAGTGGCCCAGTCGCACCAGGCGCGAAGGTGTGGGAGATGGACTTCCCTGTCGCGCGCGACGAGAGCGGTCGCCGCGTGGAAGGAATAGCCCACGGCCATCTTGCCGCAGACAAGGCCGATCATGGCGTCCTGGAAGGGACCGAGACAAAACTGGCGCCGGATCATGGCTTCACCGTCCCGCCGCCCAGAACATGACGAACATTCCGACGCACCACAGCACGACAAGCAAAAGCAGGAGGCCCATGCCTTCGGGATCGCTCATTCGGCAGCAACCAGCGCGGGTTTGGGGCCGTAGTTGATGGGTCCACGGATGCGGTTCACGGCTTACGCATCTCCGCCATGAACGAGTTGGCGTAACGGATGGCGTTGGCGATCGATAGCAGCGCGCGCCTCCGCTTTACCGATTGTGGGGACGAGTAGGTCATAATCTGCACGCTCCTTTGCCGTGAGCGAGGCGAGCCAGGGGTCCTGGCGAGCCTTGAAGTCGGGGTCGGCGTGCATGGCGCGCATCCGTTCGGACATGCGCTCACGATGCTTCGCCTTGAAGTCGGGGTCGGCGTGCATGGCGCGCATCCGTTCGGACTGCTTCGCCTTGAAGTCGGGGTCGGCGTGCATGGCGCGCATCCGTTCGGACTGCTTCGCCTTGAAGTCGGGGTCGGCGTTCATGGCGCGCATCCGTTCGGACTGCT